CCGGTACAACCTCTTGGTATCGTCCGCTGTCATCGGCCCGAGCCACTGTGCTCGAGGGTTGCCAACACGCCGGACCTTTCTGCGTCAACTCAAAATATTTTGAGACGTAGTCGCCAATCTTATCCACCTCGTCGATCTCGATCGGCGCTGACCAGAACCTTCGGACGCCACGTCGGCGCTCCTCGATGGTCCTGTCAGCCTTTATTGCGACGTTGCCGAGCTGGCTCCATTGCCACGCTCCGACATTTCGCTCTTTCCTCGTCCACACTTTCTCGCCTGGCAGGGACGCCAGTGCAGATGAGAAAAACGGGAACTGTCCCGTGATTGGACTGCAGTTGGGGGCTGTTCTGCGATCGTGGTCCGCAAGGACCACACGCAGCATCTCCAAACCTGTCGGCCTACCTGGCAGACCCCAGCCGCCGAACTCCACTGGAATGTGGAGCGGGCGACCGGGCATCGTGTCAAGCTGCCATTTGTTACAGGCCATGAACGTGGTGTACTCATCCTCAAATCCCACGAGGAATCGCTTACACCGACTTCCTACGCCGACCGACATCTTGTCGTAGTCACGAAGCGTATAGCCGACGGAATCGTCACGTTCATTTCCAGCACCACCCGAACGCTTCAAACCAAAGAGACAATTATAATTAAGGTAATTAAGTTCCCGATACTCTAAGTAACCGGGTGTCTCTCGCTCTACAACACCGTAGAGATCATGAACGTCGCGCTCCACACACGCCTCGACCCCTTCGGGAGCTGAGTCGTAGAGTTGCGAATTCATGATGAAGAAGCGTTCATCGAAGTAGACCTTTCCCACACTGGGCTGCAAGCCGCAATCAGCGGCCACTGCCTTCCAGCGTGCGTACTGTTCTTCGGTAGCCTGAAACAGGCAATCATCACCGTTGATCAGCATCGGAGGGCACTCGCCTTCCGGGTCCAAAGCCTCCCAGCACACCGCCATGTTGGCGATACAGAGGATCGGGAAAGACACGGGGGAGCCCATCAATTGACCGCGGAGTTGCGGCCGAATTTGGCTTTCATCCGGTGTCTTATCCTTATTCCGTGCTGCGCGGGGATCGACGTACTCATGGCCAGTTAGGCCTTTAAGTAAAATTTGATAATAAACCGTCGGAATCCCCATCGTATGGAGTTCGTCTGCCACAGCTTCGCTAAGCTCGCGGGCGAGGTTGTCAGTTGCGGCCTTGTAGTCGCCTGACACCCATTTCCTACCACCACCACAGTAACCGCCGAACATGTCGGCGATAATCCTCCCTGTGAGCGGTCTATCCGCCACAAACCTGCGATCGTTCTTCAGCCCTCGCCACAGCCACTTCTGCACCGGAAACAGTGCATGGTAGCAGGCGGCAGCCGCTTTCGTAACGATACGAATCTTCAAGGCCTCGGGTAAGGCCACTGGCGTACACAGCCAGCGGTGTGCATCGCACACCTCCTCAACAAGTCGACGTTGAGCTCGAACGAGGTTCTCCTCCGAAGAGGGAGAAAGTCCCAAGGGGCACTCGTCTTCGCTCTCAATCCACTCATCACTGGAAGTCGCACGTAACGGAACGAGCCGGAAATCAGTTCCGAAGCCGGTCAAAAATTGCTCAGCAAATTTGGGATGATCATCATCCAAGGACCAGTTTCGCTGCATTCCCAGCCAGCCACGCATCACGCCAAGGCCGCCATGCATCGCCCTCGAATTCTCATACGAGGCCGATATCGATGGCCATGACAGAGGAAAGTCCCACTTCTTGTCAGCCTT